AATAGTTACTATTGACATTGTGGCACAACCGAGTGCTCCAGAAGCGTATCCAACAGCGGTATTTGAATCTCTTATGAGTAAGTACGGTTCACCTCTTAGTGGTAGTAAAAAAGCAGCAATAGTGGAATCTAAATCATCAAATGGTGTAGAAAACGAAATTCACGCTTTTTTTAAAGATTTAAAAGGGTAACAAAAAAATTTATAAATATTTGTACATCAAAAGTACGAATGTTAAGTACTTTACAGGAGATTATAATGTCTAAATTAGATAAGTTTCTAAAAGAATCATCTCTTTCTGACGAAGCGAAACAGCTAATTCAGGAAGCATGGAATGAAGAAAAACAAGCAGTAGCCGCTGAAATGCGTGAAGAAATGAAAGGTCGTTATCAAGAAGACCTAGGCCGACTAACTGAAGGTCTAGATAAGATGGTAACTGAACTAATCGCTGAAGAAATGGGTGCAGTATACACCGAGAAAGCAAAACTCGTTGAAGACCGCGTTACACTACGTAAAACCCTAGCAAACTTCGGTTCTTTCGCTAACGGTGTACTTGCAGAAGAAGTAAAACAAATGCGTAACGAGACAAAACTCGTTAAAGAAAGTCTAGATAAATTCGCAGGATTCTCAAACCGTATCCTAGCAGAAGAACTTAAAGACTTCCACCAAGAGAAACGTCAATTAGTTGAAACTCGCGTTAAATTAATTGCAGAAGGTTCCCAGAAGATTAATGAAGCTCGTCAGAGTGTTATTAAGCGTATTACTGAAACCAGTGCTCAATATATTGCTGAGACTACTCACAGTAATCTAAAAGAGCTAAAAACCGAGTTGCGTGAAGCACGTCAAAACATGTTTGGTCGTAAAATTTTCGAAGCGTTTGCTAACGAATTCTACAGCAACCAATACAAAGAAAACTCAATCCTACGTTCTCTAAACGAATCTATTAAGCAGAAAGAGCAAGAAGTTATTAACATGAAAGTTGAACTTCAAGAATCTAAAGCAGATGCAGATGCCGCACACCGTAAAATGCGTATCATGGAAGATACCCAAGCACGTAATGCAATCATCTCTGAACTTGTGAAACCTCTTACTGTTCAACAGAAGCAAATTATGGAATCACTACTTAAAGCTACTCCAACTGAGAAACTTAAAGACGATTTCATGAAGTATCATAAGCCAGTGCTTAAAGGTACTATCAGCGAATCTGCTGCAAAAGCTAGCCGTCCAGCAGTTAATACTCAGGCTAAAAATACTCTCACTGAAGGTAAAGTCCATCTCGGAAACCGTGAAGGTATCATTAAAGAAAGTGAACTAGATTCCGACGACCTAGATTTCCTAAAATCTCTAGAGCGTAATGCAGGAATCCACAAAAAATAAACATTTTTAATAAGCTATTTTTTTCAGGAATAAATAATAACATACTGAAAAACGAAAAAACATCTTTTAAGGAGATATATAATGTCACAACTATTAACTGAATCTAAATGGGCAGCAGTGAAAGAAAAACTTACTGAAGGTCTAAAAGATAACCGTAAAACCGTTATGGAAGCAGTACTAGAAAACCATCGCAAAGTAATGCTACGTGAAAGTGCTTCACAGGGTGCTACCTCTGCTGGTAACATCGCAACGCTAAACAAGGTAATTCTACCTATTATGCGTCGTGTAATGCCTACTGTTATTGCTAACGAAATCATCGGTGTTCAACCTATGACTGGCCCTGTTGGTCAAATCCACACCCTACGTGTTCAATATGCTGACAACGCACCGGGCGTTATCGCTGGTGAAGAAGCACTATCCCCATACAAAATCGCTAAGTCTTATACTGGTGACGTTAATGGTGATAATGAGAATCCACGTGCTGCACCTACTAGCCAACTAGAAGGTACTATGGGTCGTCGCGTTAACATCCGTATTCTACGTGAAACGGTTGAAGCGAAATCTCGTCGTCTATCTGCTCGCTGGACTGTTGAATCTGCACAAGATGCTCAATCCCAACACGGTATTGACGTTGAAGCAGAACTAATGGCTGCTATCGCACAAGAAGTTACCACTGAGATCGACCAAGAGCTACTCCACAAACTACGTGCTCTACCGGGTGCTGCTGCTGTAACTTATGACCAATCTAAAGTAACTGGTGTTGCTACCTTCGTAGGTGACGAACACGCTGCTCTAGCTACTCTAATTAACCGTCAAGCGAACGAAGTTGCTCGTCGTACTAAGCGTGGTGCTGCGAATTGGGCTGTTGTTTCCCCAACTGCACTAACCATTCTACAGTCTGCAACTACTTCTAGTTTTGCTCGTACTACTGAAGGTACTTTCGATGCACCAACCAACGTTAAATTCGTAGGCGTTCTAAACTCTACTATGAAAATCTACGTTGATACCTATGCAGATGACAGTACTGACGTACTAATCGGTTACAAAGGTAACGCAGAAACTGATGCTGGTGTATTCTATTGCCCGTACATCCCACTAATGGCTTCTGGTACTGTAATGGACCCTAACACTGGTGAACTAGTAACTACCTTCCTAACTCGTTACGGCTACGTACAGTTGACTGATAGTACTTCTTCTCTAGGTAACGCTGCTGACTACTTCAGCAAAATTGCTATCCGCAACGTAACCTTCATGTAATATGAAGTGTTTTTGAAGAAGAAATTAGATTCAAAATTAATAAATCAAAAAAGGAACCTTCGGGTTCCTTTTTGCGTATTGGAGGTCTTATGAAAAGAGATGACATGACAGTAACAGTTTACCAAATCCCTCGTGATGGATTTTACCCAACTCTTGGTGGTGGATTAGAATTCATGATAGATGCATACACATATGTTGCATACATAGAAGAACTACAAGAGCTATATGTAAGTATAGAAGGAGTTCGATACCCAAAAAACAAATACATCCAAGATATAATGCTTGTTGAAAGCAAAGAAATGCTTTACAAAGACTACGTTCAGTGGTATAAAGACATGTTGAACGCAAAATTCCCTGATGCTCCAGTACTCGCCACGATTGAGCTAGATGCACAAGGAAGACCGAAACCAGAAATCCCAGAGCACCTTAAACCCAATGATGCTTTCTCTAAGTTAAGAAGTGCCGGGTTGAATTTCACAATTCAGCGATAATAAATACTTCCAATGATATGGAGGTAATATGTCGCAAATATGTTATGTAATCACGAATCCAGCATGGCCTGAATGGGTAAAAATCGGATTCACGTCTAAGTCGGAAATGAAAACACGTTTAAGTACTTACCAAACCGGAACACCATTCCGAGATTTTGAAGTATATCATGAAGTTCACTTTGAAGATGCAAAAGAAGCAGAGAAAGAAGTACACAAGCGTTTAAAACAAATGAATGCATCAAGAAGTCCCGGAACTGAGTGGTTTAAAATGCCAAAGAAACTGGCAGCTAATATGATTGATGGCGTTGCAGACGATTTAGACAACGGACTTCTATAAATATCATTATAGTTTTAAACAATAAAAGGATTTATAAATGAGTATTAGTTTTAATCATCCTAGTAATACGGTGACTAGTACTGGATCATTGAGTTTAATCGTTAGTGGGGGTAATACTACTTCTCCACAGCCAATTAGATTCAACTCCACATCAGTTGTTATGCCAGTGCGAGCTTTACCAGCAGGTGAAGCAGGTGCAATGGTCTTTGACACTGGTACGAAAACCATGAAGTATCATAATGGTTTAAGTTGGGTAGAAATGCTTGGACAAGATGTAATTCTACAACCAATTTATACTGAAATCAACAATATTAACAATAAACTTGCCGGGAAAGTAGATACGGTTACTTACTCATCAGGTTCCGTACCACAGGCATCTATTAGTGGTTCACAACTAAACATTATATTCCCAATTGGTGGTGGTGGAGGAACTGGATCAACTGGTCTATTCACATCATCGAAACAAGGTGCAATACAATATTATTCCTTGACAAGTGGGATGAACGCAGCTACAATACGTGAGCAAATGAGTGGCGTTACTGGTGGTCAAGCAGGACGTAACGGTTCACAATCACTTCCTTGGAAAACCAACGATGGTTGGACATTCTCTGATGGTATGTGGTGGACATGGGAAGGTGAATCTGGTGTTGTAACTCGTCAAGTTCCAAACTTGAACCAAAACGCGTACTTGAAACCAATGGCAGTAGCTTCAGTAACCAACACTACAAACTTAGTTGCTTCTTCTGCTTCTATTGGTGGCACTGCACTATCTATTGCACAATTACCACCACACAGCTTTACTGTTTCAGGACAAACAAACTCCGCTGGTACTCACCGTCACGGAATGTCAAACTTGTGGTCTGGACGTATGAGTATCGATGACGTTCGTGTTGGTGTATTCCGTAATGGATATAATAGCTTTTCAGCAACAACCTCGGATGCTGGTGATCACTTTCATACATTCTCTGGTACTTCAAATACCATTGGTAGTGGACAAACACACACGCACTCCATTAATAACTTAGACGTAGACCACTTCACAGTAGCAGTACTTTATAATATTGCAACACCTAGTTTTGCACTAAATGAAGCTGCTGCAAACTCCAAGTATGTGTTAAAATCTGGTGATATCATGACTGGTTCTTTAACTATTGCAACTTCGGCAATTTTACGTGGTAATGATAACAACTTAACATTTATATTCCGTAATACTGCAAACGCAGAACGTGCTATGATCTATCACAGTTCAGTAAACAATACATTACGATTCCGTGCTAACGGTGGTACTGAAATGTTACTAACATCAGCAGGTGGTTTGACTGTAAACACACTAACATCAAGTGCTGGTTTGACAGTAACCAATAACACTGCAACTGTTGGTGGGAAGAATATTGTACGTAGTATTAATGGTCAGAGTGCAGATGCTAATGGTAACATTACTTTAGCTCAAGGTAACTACATCGAACGTATACGTATATTCAATATAAGTTGGGCTGGTGTATCTGAATCGCCAGTGTATCCCGGTACTGTAATGACAGGTTGGCGTTATGGTGATAAAAAAGAACTACGTGGTGCATCATACTTCTATGGTTATTTGCAATACTATGCAAATGGTACATGGTATACTGTTGCTTATCAATAAAAGGAAAATAAATGAAACCTATAGTGTATAAGGGGTGGGAAAGCTATGACCCACCTGAAACTGAAGAAAACAAATTCCATATTTTTCATGGAGCAAAATTTCTAAGAAATAAAGATGGACAGGATTGGTATGATGTACGAAAAGAACTTATGGAAAAATATGAGGGATATTATTTCCTTCTAGTTGATTCAAACACTGATATAGTTAGATTTATAACTATTGATCCGTCAGGATTGTTCCCACACAATACATATATTGTAATTGTTGATGAATTATCAGATGAAATCAAAGAATCACCATATTTTTATAAGTTTTCTAAAGGTAAATTTGTTCCTGATAATACTTTTAAGATTCAACAATTGGAAATTTATCTTTCAGAAGAAATATCTTGGGCTTCTTCACAAATTAGTGCTCTAGATGACATTTCACTGTTCGGTACTCCTACTGATGAAGAGAAAGAACGCCTAGATGCCCTACGTAAGTACCGCTTCACTTTGGTACGTACTAAGCCTGAAGACAACCCTGATATCGACCTTCCAGACCGTCCTTAAAAATAAATAAATTGCTTACTTGTAATTAGTGGGCAATTTACAATATGAAAACAAGGACTAATATGAAAACATATAATGGCTGGCAACAATATCAACCTTCTTCAGTACCACCAGAAGATCAATGGAAGCTAGAATCTGGTCTACCATTCTTCATTGATGAAGATGGTAATGATTGGTATCAACTCCAGAGAACATATGAAGGTTCCCAAGGAAAAACATTCATTTGGATTGTAACAGAACACCGAAATGGTATTTCTCAGTCATCTGAAAACATTTTTGATTTGGCCTTTGAACCTACCGCCAACAGTATATTCGGTGTTGTAGAAACTGTTAATTTACCAAATGGATACGTTAATGGTGGATGGCAATGGGTTGTAAAATTTGGTGGGGAGATTGTTTACATGACAGACGACGAGTTTAGACAAAAACTCCCACTTCATAGGGAGACCGAACAGAATTGGGCTTCTGAAGAATTACAAATACTTAAAGACCAAACACAACTCAAGGCTAGAATAGCAAAAGTTCAAAATTATTACAATAGTTATCAATACCTTGACATGAAACATGCAACCGTAGCATATGCATTACCGATGCGTCCCGGAAATTCTTGGGACAAAAAACAGATCATGTGATATAATAGAAGCACGATGAGCAATGACGCTCTCGTGCTTTTTTTATTACAATGGAGAAACAACATGGCTAAGAAAACTGAAAACAAAGTAGAAATCCAAGACCTAAACGACGAACAACGTAAACGCCTTGGCTCTGGCCTTAACAACGCAGTTGTCCAACTAACCTACATGCAAGACACTAAAGCAGCTTACTCTGACTTTATTGACTCGCTAGCAGATGAACTTGGTATTGATGCAGGTATCATCAAAAAAGCTGCAACCCGTATGCACAAAGGTGACTTCTTCGATATCGTTCGTAAGCAAGACGAAGTTGAAACCATCCTTCAAATTACTGGTAACCTACCAGAAGACGACGAGTAATATTGTCTCAGCCTCCTAGATTGGAGGCTTTTTAATTGAAGTATGTTTATTATAAGGAAATAAGATGTATATAGATGGATTTATGGAACGTAAACGCACTGGTGATGTACTTCACGTGGCAGAACGTGTGAATGGTCGTCGTGTTCTACGACAGCTAGACCCTTTATATGAATACTATGTGGAATCACCAACAGGAACTTTCAAAACCATTCATGGCACTATGGCAGAGAAGAAAACTTTCTCTAGTCATCGTGACTTGAAAAGTTCCTTAGAATTAGATCAGGGAAAGCGAACTTACGAATCTGATTGTAACGTAACTTTCAAAACCCTTGCTCAAGAATATATGGGTAAGAGTTCTCCTGATTTGAACATGATGTTTTTCGATATCGAAACCGACTTCCACAAGAAGCTCGGATATGCCTCACCAAGTAACCCATTTAACCGTGTTACTGCAATTTCCCTATATCAAAGCTGGACAGGTAAGGATTATGTACTAACCTTAGCTCCAGAAGAGATGGATTTGGTAGAAGCACAAGATATTGTTAACCGTCTAAACGCAGAAACCGATGATCCAAACAGTGTAGTTGTACTTTATACTGAAGAAACTGAAATGTTTAATGACTTCTTCGATTTGATGGAAGATGCAGACGTACTTTCAGGATGGAACAGTGAGTTCTATGATATTCCGTACATGGTTAACCGCACAGCGAAGATTTTCAATGTTGCTACTACCGCTCGTTGGTGTTTGTGGAATAAAAAGCCTGTAACTCGCGAAGCTGATATGTTTGGTAAGACAATTGTAACTTATGACCTAATTGGTCGTGTTCACCTAGATTATCTAGCGTTGTATAAGAAACACGCAGGTCAAGTAGAACAATCGTACAAACTAGACTATATCGCTGAGAAAGTAACCAAAGAAAACAAAGTACCGTATGATGGTTCCCTTGACAAACTATATCGAGAAGACTATATTACGTTCCTACGTTATTCTAAACAGGATAGTATTCTACTTAAAAAGATTGACGAAAAATTAGACTTCATCAACCTACACAACCGACTAGCACACAAAGAATGTGTACTAATCAGTACTACAATGGGTTCTGTAGCTCTAATTGACACTGCTATCATTAACCTAGCCCACTCAAGGGGTGAAGTGGTATTCGATAAGAAACCACAGGAAGATACCGGGTCAGAACAAGATGATCGTTATGATTACCTCATTGAAGATGAGGATGATGGTTCAGATAATGAACAAGTATCAGCTAAAGCGGCTGGTGCATGGGTACAAGATCCAATATTAGGACTTGTAGACTACCTAGGATGTACTGACTTTAACTCACTATATCCAACTGTACTTCGTGCATTAGGCATGAGTACTGAATGTATCCTTGGTCAAATTCGCCAAGACTACACCGACGCACACCTTGCAAGACGTGTTGATGAACAGCGTATTAAATCTAAATCGAAGAAATTCGAGCCAGATTGGACGGCTGCATGGCATGGTCTATTCGCAACCGTAGAATTTACGATGGTGCGTGAAAAATCCCAAGAGAAACTAATTGTAGACCTAGAAGATGGAACTAGCTTCCAAGTAACAGGCGAAGAACTATATAATATCATTTATGCACCTGATAGTACTATTGTACTTTCTGCTAATGGTACAATGTTCGATAAGACCAAGTACGGTGTTATCCCTGAGATTCTAACTCAATGGTACTCTGAGCGTAAATCGCAACAGAAAATGGTATTGGACTTCAAACACATCTATTCTGATGGTTGGGAGATGCCAGAGGACGCAGTACCAGTAATTATGGCTGCTATGGCTCGCTACAGCCGTTCTGAGACCATGCACCGTACCAACCTACACGAAGATGACCCTGTGTATAAAATCCGTCAGGCGTTGACACAGAGCGATTTTGAGGCTGTTGGGAAGCTAATCACCGAAAATGGTCTTCTCCTTGAAGAAGGTCGTATCAAATGTACAAAAGAAGAGAAATCTTATTGTAAAACACAATCTGCATTCTGGAAACAGAACCAACAGATTCGTAAGATTCTTCTAAACTCACTTTATGGTGCACTACTAAACAAAGGTTCTCGATTCTTCGATAAGCGTCTAGGACAATCAGTTACTTTAACTGGTCGTAGTATGACTAAACACATGGCATCCCGTATTAACGAGATCTGTACTGGTGTTTATGATCATGGTGGTGGTGTAGTAATTTATGGTGACACTGACTCCGTGTATTTCAGTGTAGCACATTACATGAAAGAACAAGGTTTACCGTTTGATCTAACCAAAGAAGAAGTAGTTGATTTGTACGTGAAAATCGGTGACGAAATGGGTGCAACATTCCCTGAATTTATGGATGAGATGTTCAATACTGGTATTGAAAATGGTCGTATTGTTGGTGCGGATTTGGAAATGGTAGGCTCACGTGGTCTATTCTTGAAGAAGAAGCGTTATGCAATCCTAAAATATTGGGAAGATGGATTCCGTAAAGACGAAGGTGATTCACCGGGTGAGATTAAAGCGATGGGCTTGGAAATTAAACGTTCCGACACGCCAAAATACATCCAAGACTTCTTGCAAGAAACACTAATAGCATTACTAGTTGGCGAACAAGAAGAAGAACTACGTAACCGTGTTCGTGCGTTCAAAAATATTTTCAAAGACAAACCAATTCAACAAAAAGGTCAACCACGTACTGTGAAGAACTATTCTAACCTTGAAGAAGAGTACAAGAAAGTTGGAAAACTATCTGTATCTCATGTTCTAGCAGCTATTCAGTGGAACCGATTACGTGAAATCTATGAAGACCAATCTGTACCAGAAGCAACAGATGGTACTAAAGTCATCGTATGTAAGTTGAAGCCAAACCCAATGGGAATAAAAGCTGTCGGCTACCCAATTGATTGTGCGGAGTACTTACCACAATGGTTCTTGGATTTACCTTTTGATGAAGATGAAATGGAAAAATCTGTCTTGACTAAGAAACTAGGAAACATATTTGGTATTCTAAACATGGATATCGCAATTAACGAGAAGAGTACTATGGTCATGGACTCAGGCTTCTTCTCATGGTAAAATAGGAATTAAAATGGCAGACATTTTTCAACGCATTGGGGAAGCTATTGCTTCCCAAGGTAAAATCACAGTAGTAGTAGCATTAAACGATGTTGAAGAGAAAGTACTACAAGGTGCAGGATTTAAAATGGTTGGTACAATGGAACTTAATGGTTCAGTACTTAAATTGTTTGAAGTGAAAATTCAACAAATTATCAATGCCCCATCACCCGGTGTTTGGAATCATGATATCAATAAACCAAAAAAGTATGTACAAGAATGGCCTGAAGGTTATCGCATGTATAGTACTGGTACTGGTAGTGATAATCTAATTTACAAAGGCAGTACTACATCACTAATGGATGCAGCTTACAATCCTCTAAGTATTTTAGAAGATTATTTCTTCCCTAATAACGAAGAAACTCCCAAAACTACTGTTAAAATCAGTCTTGGTGATCTAAGTTCTGAAGATTCAGTTCGCTTTGCAAATGCAATCAAAGATGAGTTCCAAAAATCAGGCCGTTTAGTATCTGATGATAGCTGGACTTCATATCAACAAGGTTATCAGGGCGACCGTCAAAACCGCAACTGGTAATAAAAATAATAAAAAGTTGGGACGTATCTGGGATTATGTGATATAATAGATACGTCACAACGTTACAAATTACGTTAAACAAAATGGAATTGGAGATTTAAAAATGGATTTACGCAACGTACTACGCGACCTAGTAAACACTACTAACGGCATGGATTTTTCTTGTATCGCAGTTTCACGAGAAGATCGTGGCGAAGGTGACCGTGTTTATTTGGAAGCATACACAGATGATAAGACTCTAATCATGCGAGCACACACCAAAGAAGACGTACCGGAAGTTGAAGGTCGTTTCGGTCTTGGTAACCTCGGAATGCTACAAGGTCTTATGAATCTAAAAACTTACAACTCTGACTCTGCAAAGATCGCAGTCAACGCAGCGAACGGTGTTGTTAAAAGTCTAGCATTTACATCTGATGATGCAAGTACTAACTTTATTGTTCAATCGGAAAAATTTATTCCTAACCAACCACGCTTTACTCCACAACCATATGATGTACAGGTTACACCTAGTGCTGCAAAAGTTGGAGAGCTAAAGTCTTTCTCTAGTGTATTCAAATCATTTTCTGCTTTAGTTACTCCTTATACTGAAGGTGATACACTATACTTCCACGTTGGTGAGAAGAATAAATCAAACCATAGCGGTGCAATTGCATTCACCAAAACTGACGGTGAACTAAAGCTAGGTTATGGTTACGCGATTGATCGTCTTCTTCAAGCACTAAACCGTGTGTCTAATGCTGAAGAAATTTCCCTAGGTATTACTAAAACTGGTATGCTAAACGTCACTGTTGACACTGGCATCACCGTGTTCCAGTTCTTTATCCAAGGCAACTAATAACTAAAGGGGAACAATGTTCCCCTTTTCCATTGGAGAAGTATATGAGTACTCCACGCTTTATCGCGGATACCCATTTGGGACACCGCAACATCTATAAGTACAGACAAGTGTTTGACAGTACTAAACACAACGATTTGTACTTCATTCGTGTCCTCCAAGAAACTTGTACTAAACGAGACATTATGTATTTCCTCGGAGATATTTGTTTCGACAGATTTTATTTGGACATGATCAAAGAATTACCCGGTAGTAAAAATCCTAATTGCAGGAAATCACTGCACCGAGTACATTCCAATGAAAGAACTAGTGAACGTCTATGATGAAGTTCATGCACTACTAAAATATAAAGAGTTTTGGCTTTCCCACGCTCCACTATCAGAAGTTGAATTACGTGGTAAACGTAATATTCATGGACATGTCCATGCTAATTCATTACCGGATATCAAGTACTTGAACACTTCGGTTGATAGTACATTCATGCGTTTCTTACCACGAACTTTACATGAAATCCGTCAAGCATTTGAATTGATGGAAAGTAGTGGTTCTCACTTCGGTGGGTTAGAAGGTCGTGAAGAAGCACTAGAAGTAATCATGAGTGATCCTGTTTCAAGAGCAGCTTATGAGTGGGCTAAAAAAGAAGCGGAAAGAATTACGGTATTTCAATAAGGATATTTAAAATGCCATTATACACATACAAATGTCAGAATGAAGATTGTGAACATTCTGAAGATAAAATTGTAAAACTATCAAATCGTGATGATGAGCGTAAATGCACTAAGTGCGAAGATGGTCTAATGCAGCGAGAAGAATTTACTGCTGGCGATAAAGGAGCTACATTCCGTTATCGTGGAAATTGGTTTAACACAACAGGGAGATACTAATATGAGTACTTTAAAAATGATTAACGACTATGTTCTAGTCGATTTACTTGTCAACGACACCGTGAGTACTGGAGGTATTATCCTATCTAACGTAGAACCACCATGCATTGGTCGTGTTTTATCTGTCGGTCCCGGACGTATCCTAAATAACGGTGAAAGGGCTGAACATAACATCGAAATCGGTGACGAGATTGTATTTGGTAAATCTTCATTGAATCAGCCTCTAGAGCACGAAAAAGTAACATACTATGTTATGAAAATTGATGAGGTATTTGGTAAGAAGAATGGCTAAGAAATTACCATTTTGGTTGATCCCCGCTCATTGGGGATTAACTGGAAAAGCAAAAGAGATTGCTAGGATTAACTACTACTATGATGGATATGAGGCTGACATTCGTTGTGCACCTTTTGTATATCTAACTGAGTATGAATCTGATAAAGCAATTGTTGATATTGAAAAAAAGTACAGTCAAATTACTGAACTTGAGTACGATCTAAAGATGATTGATGTTGAGCTAAAGCATAAGCGTATTACTGAAAGTGAACGTGACAGTACTTCTTTAGAATTACGTTATAAGCATAACGCTATTCGTGAAAAAGAATATGATGCACAAAAAGTAGAGCTAATGGAAGATGGTGATGAGAAACGCATTGCTGCATTGGAGTATGCTTTCAAGTATCATGAAATTACTGAGAGAGAGTACAGCAAAGAACTCTTTACTATGCGTAAAGAACCGTGGATGGATTTTGATGTAGATTTCAACCAAGAGACTAATAAGGTCGAATTTACTTTCGATTATAACGAGTACTTTTGGAAGAAGTTAAAGAATGAAGGTCATCCGGGTAATGACGAATATGAAATCATTGAGAATTTCATTAAAGATTGGGGTCGTAAATTAGATGATGAAGAGTACACAGATGATGAAGATGTGAACTTAACTAGAATGTCTGATGAGCTTCCTGAGAATATCAAATTTTACAAATAAAAAAAGGAGAACGAAAGTTCTCCTTTTTGTTTTTCAATTTATTAATCGAGTAGTGCTGGGATAGATTTGTAGATCTTAATAGCAAAGTTACCAGCCGCAGCGGTAGCAGAACCTTTAAGAATTACTTCAGCACCAGTTTTATCCATTAGTGGAACACCAGCTAGGTCATTTAGAAGTAGACGACCTTCATCGATAGCTGTAGATGGAACACCTTGGAAGTTTACTGCGTCTTGGTCGAATACGTTTGCACGTTCAACTAGGAAAGTGATAACATCAGCAGATGCGATGTTAGCAGCAGCATCAACACCATCAACAACATTCTTTAGGCCATTAGCAGCAACGCCTTTAGCGATATCAGAAGTAGCGATGATAACTGCACGTTGCTGAACAACATCAACGATACGTTTAATGTTAGTTTGAGCAGCGTAAGATTCGGTGTAATCAGCTTCAACAGTAGCTTCAACGAATTCAGAACCGTCAACACGGACAACACCTTTTTCGTTTAGGAATGCTACGATTTCATCTTTGTTCTGGGTGTTTAGGAAATGCTGTAGACCTACATAGGAGCACACAGCACCAGTTACTACAATAGCGATATCGCCAGTAGTATCGATAGCGATTGTTGCTAGGGCGTTCTTACCTTGGAAATAACCAAGTACGCTATCATGAGAGAAGCCATTAATACGTTCTAACATATTATATTCTCCTTATTATAGTAGTACAGGTAGGGATGCGAACACTTTGATTGCAACAGGTAGAGCACCAGCAGCGGAACCATCTTTCTTACGGAAAGCACCAGCTTGGCCTAGAGTAGCAGATAGTTCTGCACATGGATCAACTGGAACTGGATAGTTTGAACCCGGACGAACAGCTTGAGCATCAAATACGTCTTGACGTTCAATCATGTAAGTAATACCGAAAGAATCAGCAGTTAGAGTACCAGCTTTACCGAAAGCGATAACGTTACCAGCGATAGTATCAAAACCACCAACGGTAGGATCAACAGTACCTTTAGCTAGCATAGAAGTAGCAACTTCAACAGAACGTTGTGCTAGAATCTGTGCAATCATAAATTGGTTGTATTCAGCAGCAGTTAGTGCGGTTTGAGCAGCGTTATCACCTAGTTCAGTACCGTCAGGTAGAACAGCGGTTTCACCAATTTCAACATCGGCTGGTAGGGACACAACTACAGTTACGAAACCGTTGTTACCACCCCAATATTCGCGACTATTAGCTGACATGCCATAGTTACGATCAAAAGAATTAAGACTCATAAAATCTCCTTGTCTAATTTGTTGCAGGATTGTCCTGCTTAATGTTATTTATCAATTCCATTCATTCATGTTTAGATAAATGCGATAAAATTGATTTGTTTCTATGGTTTTATTTATCAGATCTTGGGACAAAGAGAAAAAATGTGATATAATATAGAGGAAATAAATGGAAATGGAGTTTTCATTATGAATAAAAAATTATACCTACTAACGGACACACAGAACTGCTTTCACCGAGCAATCAACGTGTCATCCAAACACTTAGATATGTGGACCAAAGCTGGTCTAGCTTTACACATCACCCTAAGTGGCCTAAAAAAGATGCAAGACATGTTTAACCCAGACCACGTAGTATTCGCTACTGAGGGTAAATCTTGGCGAAAGGAAATTGACGAGAATTATAAACAGAACCGTAAAGAAAAAGCATCTAAACGTACTAAAGAAGAAAAAGAAGAAATGGAAATTATGTTCGAGATGATTAACGATTTTACAGATTTCGTCGATACTCAAACTAACAGTACTTTACTTCGTGCTCCACGTGCAGAGGCCGATGACTTTATCGCTCGTTGGATTCAAACCCACCCAGACGATGACCACATTATCCTCAGTACTGATAGCGACTTCCGTCAATTGATTTCAGATAACGTTAAACAGTACAATCCTGTACAAGAATACTTATACACTCTTGATGGTGTGTTTGATTCTAAAGGTAATGTCGTTACTGATAAACATGGTGAACCACTAGAGAAACCAAATCCAGAATTCCTTCTATTCCAGAAATGTATTAAAGGCGATACTTCAGATAACGTCTTCAGTGCATATCCCGGAGCACGTATGAAGAGTTCTAAAAAGGCAGTTGGTATTCAAGAAGCATTTGACGACAGGCACGTAAAAGGTTATGCTTGGAACTCTTTCATGAATCATCGCTGGTTACGTCATGATGATGTGGAAATTACAGTGAAAGATGCTTATGCACATAACCAAATCCTCGTAGACCTCACTATGCAACCACCAGAGATTATTGAAATGCTAGATGAAGTTATCGAGAACCGTAGTAAAAAGAATGTTCCAATGATTGGTGTGCACTTCTTACGATTCGCTGCAAAATATGATTTAGTTCATGTTCAGCGTAGTCCAGAATCCTACATCAAACTATTTCTAAAGAAGGATGAATAATGGCAGTACTTAACAAACTAACAGATTATTCATTCATTCTAGAAAATGAAGCAGGGGAACAACTAGGCATTCTAGTTGATTATAGTGCTGGTACAACTGATCGTACTGGTATTGAACTATTCAACAATGATGGTGTCTATGCTTTTAATTCTTTAACCGAATTAGAAGAAATGCTTGGAGAATCTTTCCAAGTAAAAGAGAAAGAACAAAATGACAGTACTGTTAGTACTAAAGAAATTGATGGATATCCGGTAAACGATACTGATTTAACTATTGGTGTTGAAACTGATAGTGTAACTGGTTATCCAGTATTCAGAAAGAGCCAACGTTCTAAGAAACAATTTTATCCGGGCTGGTGGGTTGTACAAACCGCAGCAGGAGATTATCTTGCACGTCTAACTCTTAGCGTTGATATCTACGAAGAACGTAAAGATTCTGGGAAAATATTTGGTCCATTTAAAACTTATATGGAATGCAACTATCAACTAAAATCTCTACAATAACAATAAGGATGCTTCGGCATCCTTTTTTAATTACATTTGAAATAGTTTCATATGCAACTAATTTGGGTATCAATTTTAAATCTTTTATAAATAAAAGTGAGGCAATAAAGCCAAAAGATTTTTAAAGGATTAAAATTATGAGTTCTCAAGGATATGAACTTGAAGACTATTCCAAACTGAAGAAAGTCGGTAAAGTTATTGAGTATACCGAAGAAATGCTGGATGAGTTAGATCGCTGTTCAGTAGACCCAATTTACTTCATGGAAAACTATGTCTACATTACTGGTAAGAATGGTCCAGTACTATTCAAGCCCTATGAATACCAGAAACAAATGGTAGAAAACTTTCAAGAGCATAAGAACAACGTTATGCTTACTGCCCGTCAGATGGGTAAAACAACGGTAGCAGCAGCTTACATTTTATGGTATGCTATGTTCCACCCGAACAAAACTATTCTTCTTTTAGGTAACATTGAAGAAACTGCAAAAGAGATTATGGAACGTATTCAGTTCTCTTATGAAATGTGTCCAGACCATATTCGTGATGGCGTAGTACGTTACAACGTTAAATCTATCCGTTTCGAAAACAAATCTCGTATCATTGCAAAAGCAACTACTCCTGCATCTGCACGTGGTCTATCTGTTCACTTACTATATCTTGATGAATTTGCGTTCGTACAAGAAAGTTACCAATCAGAATTCTGGTCAGCGGTATCACCTACTCTAGCAAGTACTGATGGTCGATGCATTATTACTAGTACGCCGAACACCGAATATGATCAGTTCGCAACTATCTGGACTGAATCACAGAACTTTGTTGATGAGTACGGTGCAGAGATTGATGATACTGGTCCGGGGTCTAATGACTTTAAAGGAATGATGGTAACTTGGGATAAACACCCAGACCGTGATATTGAATGGGCGAAGAAAGAAGAGTACAAAATTGGTACTTCCAAATTTAAGCGTGAGTTTAACTGTGAGTTTGTAACTTATCAGGAAACTCTAATCGATTCTGTAAAACTTACAGAAATTAAGAAACGAACAGTACGTGAACCAGTTCGTAAAACTGATGAAGTACGTTGGTTTAAACCTATTGAGTACGGAATGACTTATGTTGTCGCCCATGACCCATCTTCGGGTACTGGTGGTGATGACTCTGCTATTCAGGTATACGAACTACCTACAATGCGTCATGTAGCTGAATGGAAACATAACAAAGTTATTATTCCTGAGCAAGTACGTTTGATGCGTAGAATTCTAAATGAATTAGCTTTCCAAATGCAAGAACTTGGTGCTCGTAACATTGAAGACCATTTATTCTGGACATTTGAAGGTAACGCAATTGGTGAAGCCGTTATAATTGAACTAAACAACTTAGGTATTGAGAACTTCCCCGGAACATTAATTAATGAACCGAAACGTACTCGTACTGGTCGTGTTCGTAAAGGTTTAACAACAACACGTAAGACTAAAGGTACTGCGTGTTTGCAGATGCAAAAACTAATGGAAACGTTTAGAATGGAAGTGGCAAGTAAAGAATTACACCGTCAGCTTAACGACTTTATTAAGAGTGGTTCTGAGGATGGAGTATTCAAAGCTAAAATAGGCTGTCGTGATGACTTAGTGAGTGCTACTCTATTAATTGTGCGACTTATGCACATTATTTCCCGTTGGGATGATAGTACTGCTGATGTTATGGGTGAAACATTAGAGGAAGATGATGAATCATTTTATCAACCTCTTGGATACCTAATGTCTTATACTCGATAAATAGAATTATAATACATTGACAGGAGAACAACTAACATGATGCAAGGCGTTCTTTGTTCTGACATTTATAAAATTCTAGCGGCTCCATCATATGGTTTTAACATTATGATGTTTGACGAAGAAGGACAAGGAACCATCAACCCTGTAGAGGCGGCATGGTTCTACGTCCGTCCAGTAAACTTTATGATCCAAGCACCTGAAGCTGACGATACGGTTAGACCGGAAGTTTACTTGTGGAAGAGTTCTGATATAAAAGACGAACAAACTATTCAAGTCCTAAAACGACTTAAAAACGTATCCAACCAATACGGTTATGGATTTACAATTTATGACTTTGGAGCGGGTAATCTACCTAAGAAATTCTCTCACATTGCTATGCGAAGTGTAGAAGAAACCAAAGTAACAGAATCATTAAACGAAGGTCTTAGTGGAAGTGCTATGCGTTCATATTACCAATTGCCTCGTGCTAAAATGGTAATTGTACACAAGAGCAAAGTACAAGAAGAAGTTCGTGGTTCCCGCACTCGGAATATTAAAGAAGTATTCATAGAGAGTGGTGGCGAACGAAGAAGAATGAAGACTAATAACCTACACGCTGCCAAGGCCATGACTCATCACTTGAATGAGGGTGGACAGTGGGGTGACCGTTTTAGTACTCATTTAGAAACATCTTCATCTGATTTAGAAATGTTAAAATCACTTCTATCAGATTTAGAAATCAGCGGTAGAAATACTCATGCAAGTAAAACTTTGCATTACATTAATAATTTAAAGAACTATCTACATAGGTCGGGAACTCCGAGAGGATATAGCGATTCCGTAAAAGGGTTGTCGTTGATGCCTAGAATTGGTAGTAAATATATAGACGACTTTGCTCAAAGGCTTGGTGCTATTTCCAATGACGCTGATAAAAACAAATGCTTTGCGAAACACTATCTCATGGAAGAATGTTCACGCTTACCAGATTACTTAAGCATTATGCAACGTAATATGTTGGGTGACTATAATCCAAAAGACATTAGTCGTTCAGCGAAGCGAGTGTGTCTTGGATGTGTGCCTAATGATGGCGAATTCACTTTTGAGCCAACTGCTGACGAGAACAAAATCCTCCTATTCGGTTCACAAATTGCCGATCTAATTCAGGATGAAATAGTCAGTGAAGTCCTTGGTAATATCTGTGAGAAACCACACTTAGAACCTGATGATGCGAAATTTATTATAGCAGTCGGAAACTCTATGATAGGTAGAAATTCAGACAATCGTGAAGTACTGCTTGAACCTGAGCAAACTTCACTAAATGAATGGATAAACAAATAAGGGTGATACGTCACCCTTTATTTGGGACAAACCGGATTTTTTGTGATATAATAATATTACGAAAGTATGACAACAAGAAGTCAGTAAAAAATCTTGAAAATTATTGGGACATTTTGAAGAAAATGTGATATAATAATGATACCGGAAGACATGATGTTTGATGGTAACCTACACCCGACATGACGTTAGGTGTTAACAAAGAAGCAAATAAAAACGTAACAAAGAAACCAAATGTAAAGGAATACAATATGAAATCTCTAGCTGAAATTCGTGCTCAACTAAAAGCAGACGCAGAACGTTCTGAAGCAATCAAAAGCGGAACATTTACCGGAACTCGTCAACCTGACGCATTCCTAGCGTTCTGGAATATCCCTGAAAACGAACCTCTAAACCTACGCTTCCTACCAGATGCAGATGAGAATAACCCATTCTTCTGGCGTGAACGTGACATGATTAACCTTGAGTTCAACGGCGTTGTTGGTATGCATACCGATAAAGTACGTGTTCAAGTACCATGTAACGAAATGTGGGTTCCAAAATCTTGCCCTGTACTAACCGAACTACGTAAGTGGTACGAAAGTGCAAAAGAAACTGGCAATGATGAACTAAAAAACCTAGCTAGCAAATACTGGAAGAAAAAATCTTACCTACTACAGTGCTTCATCGCACCAGATTCAGTAGCAGTTAAAGATGATATGGCTCCAGAGAATCCAATTCGTCGCGTACTAGTTAACAAGGAAATTTTCGATAAAGTAAAATCTATCCTAATGAACCCAGGCATCAAAGAACTACCTACTCATTATCAAGAAGGTCGTGATTTCGGTGTTGTTAAAACTCGTAACGGTGGTGGCTTCAACAAATATGACATGTCTCAATTCTCCATGTCAGAACGTCCACTAAACGCTGAAGAACTAGCAGCAATTGAACAGTATGGTCTATTCGACCTAGGCGAATTCATGCCTAAGCAACCAACTCCAGAAGAGTTACAAGCTATCGCAGAAATGTTCGAAGCATCAGTAGACGGCAAACCATACGATCCTGCACGTTGGGCTTTCGCTTACCGTCCAGCAGGTGTACAAAAAACCAAATGGTACTGCTCCACAATCTACTCCAGTACAACAAACCGTAGCTCAAGCTGCTCCAGTTGTTAATACTCCAGTTGTAGAAGCAGCACAAACTGTTGTTACTCCAGCAGCAACTGCTCCAGTAGTTAATACTACTCCAGCAGCAGCATCTAAACCAGCGGTATCTGCTTCTGATTTAGTAGCTCGTCTAAAAGGTGGCAATAAGTAATTTTTCATATGGGGCTACGGATTAGCCCCATTTTATTTCATGGAGAAGAAGATATGAAAATGACAAGTGGTTTTTCAAACATTCTAAAGAATAGTACAGCATCAGTCAAAAAGAATACTGGTGTATCAGTTGGTTTTCACGACCCAGATACTTGGGTTAGTACCGGAAACTTTGCGTTAAACTATCGAATCAGCGGTTACTTTGATCGTGGTATTCCCCTCGGTAAAGTAGCAATGTTCGCTGGTGAATCCGGTTCAGGTAAGTCATTCATCGTGAGTGGTAACCTAGCACGTGAAGCACAGAAACAAGGCATCTTCGTAGTCATGATTGACTCTGAGAACGCATTGGATTCTGATTGGCTACATGCTCTAGGCGTAGATACTTCCGAAGATAAACTTCTAAAAGTTAATATGGGTATGATTGGTGATGTTGCCAAATTTACTTATGAGTTTATTGATGGCTATCGCAAAGAATATGAAAACACACCAAAAGAAGAACGTCAAAAAGTTCTATTCATTATTGACTCAATCGGTATGCTTAATACTGAAATCGCCAATGACCAGATGAAAGCTGGTAACCTCAAAGGTGATATGGGACATAAACCAAAACAACTAAAGGCTTACATTACTAACTGTGTAAACTCTATTGGTTCCCTAAACATCGGCATGGTATGTGTAAACCACAGCTATGAATCCCAAGATATGTTTAACCCAGACCCTAAAGTATCAGGTGGTAGTGGATTGATTTATGCATCCTCTATGGTAATTGCAATGGGTAAACTAAAACTAAAAGAAGATGAAGATGGTAACAAAACTTCTGACGTTAGTGGTATTCGTTCAAAATGTAAAGTAATGAAAACTCGTTATAACAAACCATTCGAAGAAGTTGAAATTAAGATTCCTTGGGATAGTGGTATGGACCCACGCAGTGGTTTACTAGACATGTTTGAAAAATATGGTTTAGTTACAAAATCTGGTAACCGTCTACTTTACGTAGATATCGATACTGGTGAGCAAATTCTTAAATTCCGTAAAGCATGGATGAATAATGAAGATCAGTGTTTAGATCTAATTATGAATCAATTTAAACGTCACCCAATGATTTCCCCTATTACTGAAGAAGAAAAAGGTGATGAATCATTCGGTACTGATGTAGAAGATAGCGGAGAAGAATAATGCGACCTTGGCATTGGGTTATTAAAGATGATAAAGCCAAGATTGTTGACATGATTGAATATTACGATGGTGAGCTTGAAGAGGCTCGCCGTGAAGTAAAACAAATCGGCATCATCGAGAAGATTGCACAGCAATTACCAGCTTGGCATGAAACCAGATATAGCCAGTTGCAACAACTTGAAGCTGTACTTGAAGTACTAGAAATTGAAATGAAGCAATTAGAAGGTGAGAAGTTCAAGCATTTCCTTGAGCACTATAAACGCCAACTATCTAGTTCAGACTGTAAACGATATGTCGAAGGTGACAAAGAAGTTTCAGAACTATCAGAACTAATTAACGAAGTTGCTTATATTCGAAATCAGTTCACAAGTATTGTAAAGTCGTTAGAGATGAAAGCATTCCAGTTAAACAATATTGTTAAACTAAGAACTGCTGGTATCGAAGACGCAAGATTGGAATAAATTTATTAAGGACGCATTGAGCGTCCTTTTCTTTTGAGAAAAATAATATGAATAAGATTGATGAATTTCTACAGAAAATCGTAGTCAATGATACTGAAACAACTGGTGTTGGTGAAGATGCAGATATTATTGAATTCAGTGCTTCATTCCCTATGAGTGCAAATGATGACATTGATGAGATCGTAAACTACACTCAACGCTATAAACCACTTCAACCAGTACCAGCAATTGCTTCTTCTGTGCATTTCATTACTGACGAAGATTTAGTAGACTGCGGCACTTACGAAGATGATATCCAGAATATAGATTCACTCTTCGGTACTCGTGAATACTACATCGGACACAACGTAGACTTTGACCGTGATATGTACATACAGAACCACGCAAAATATGTTGGTGTTGTTCCAGAATACATGCTCGACAATACTAAGTGGATTTGCACCTTACGTTTAGCAAAAAAACTATTTGCCGAAGACATGGAATATGAAAACTTCAAACTAAGTTATTTGTGGTTTAAATACGGATTACATAAATCTGTAACTCGCCCAATCAATGCTCACGCCGCAAAGGATGACGTGTTCATGTGCTACAAAGTACTAATCCATTTAGTACAGATTTGTATCGAACGTGGTGAGGTTGATCCAACCAAAGACATTGGTGAACAGATTATTGCATTCTGTAATAGACCGTACCGTTATAATCTAATGCCTATTGGTAAACACAAAGGCGAGAAGATGAAAAATGTTCCTTTAAACTACTTGCAGTGGATGATAACTAATAGTGACATTCTAAATGCTGATTTGCCAAACTACGATGCAGACTTGGCTTACACCATTGAATGTGAGTATTCAGAAAGAACAAATTGATTTAAAAGGACTCAAGGATGAGTGGAGTTTGTAAACTAATACTTCAGGATGAAGTAAACTGTAAATTTGAAGGTCTTGAACCTTCAATACGAAGCAAGATGATTAACGAAGTTGCTTATGTACTTCCTTACGCTCGTTTTACTCCAGCAGGTAAAATAGGGTCGTTGGGATGGTAAAGTACACTTTATGAATATGGGTGGTAGTACCTATTATCATATGCTTGATAAACTACTACCAATTTTAGATAAACATAATGTATACATCGATGTTGTTGATGAGCGAATTAAATATGATTTTCAATTCGACCCAATAGACGAAAATATTTTCGATGACGTAGAATTCCCTGCTGGTCACCATATGGAAGGGAAGAAAATCATTCTACGTGAACACCAAGTAAATGCAGTTAATGCATGTTTGAACAATCAACATGGATTATTACTTGCAAGTACTAGTAGTGGTAAAACACTAATTACCGCAGCACTATCTAAATCTGTTGAGAAATACGGACGCAGTATTATCATTGTACCAAGTACTGATCTAGTACAACAAACGTATAATGACTATGCTATGTGTGGATTGGATGCGGGTGTGTTTTATGGTGATAAGAAAGAGTTAGGCCACCAGCATACAATTACAACATGGCAATCACTAAATTCTTTGTGGAAGAAAACAAAGAAAGATGAGATTCCATTGACTGAACAGGACATTCACGACTTCATAGACGGCGTGGTATGTGTGATGGTCGATGAGGCTCATACGAGTGCTGCTGATGCGTTACAGGCCGTTCTAGGGCAGGTTATGAGCCGTATTCCTTTACGTTGGGGATTAACTGGCACAATTCCGAAAGATCCAGTACTAGCGGCTAAAATCAAATGTAACGTAGGTGATGTTATATACACAATCACTGCAAAAGAACTTCAAGAAAAGAACATTTTGAGTACTTGTAATGTGAACTGCATTAAATTGAAAAGTTCATTGAAGTTTGCAACTTATCCAGAAGAGATGAAATTCTTAGTAACGGATAGAGATAGAATGAAATACATCGCTACATTGATTAGTGCTATTTCAGAGAGTGGTAATACACTTGTGTTAGTTGATAGGTTGGAAGCAGGGGAATTACTATGTGAGTTTTTGGGAATTCCTAAATCTGAGTTTGTTCGTGGTAATACTAAGAAGAAAGACCGTGAAGCGTCATACGGGGAAATCCGTTGGGCTGATAACAAGATTCTAATTGCTACATACGGAGTTGCGAGTACTGGTATTAGTATCAGTCGTCTATATAACGTAGTACTAATTGAACCGGGAAAATCTTTCGTTCGAACTATTCAGAGTATCGGTCGTGGTTTACGCCGTGCTGAAGACAAAGATCACGTTGAAATTTTCGACATTTCAGGATCAAATAAGTATTCTGCAAAACACTCAAGGGAGCGAGTTGCTTACTACAAAGAGGTTCAGTATCCATATGAACAAATAGTAGTTGACGATTGGCAAAACTTGGGATGAAATAGAAAAAATGTGATATAATATAAATGTAACTAACATAAGGAATTAAAAAATGGAACTTCGATCTTGTATCGCTTTTATTGGAGATTCAGCAACGCTAGAAAAGATCGATTCCTTGATTAACGAGGAATCTTTGATTGATGACATGGTATTCTCAGTGGACTTCATAGCAGAGCTAGAAACCGCTGATACGTATGTGTATCGTTGCTATTCGGATAGCGATTCATGGATTAATATCTATGAAATCCAAACACGTTTTGCGGAACACGTTGGCAAAACAAAATATGACATAATTTATGCTAGTACTGATTCTAAAACCTTTGTGGACGTAATCAGCATCACAGGTAACTTTGATGCTTATATTGACAGCGACACTGATAAGATTCAGGAAGTATGTGATACGTATGGGTTGGAGTTTTTTGGTGCTGGTGATGACGAAGAAGATTATCAGGACGACGAATACAACTACGACGATGATTACAACTACTAAGGAGGGTTTATGCAAATTCTAACCCCAGAAAACTATGCATACGAAATGGACTTGGTATCTGATGAGATACCAGAAGAGATGTACTGTGTACTAGACTTGAGTGATCACGGTGATTCTGACTTTTACTTCAGACCTATCAACCACACAGTATCATTCAACAGCTTGAGTGCTGATTTACAAATTGGTGATAAAGTTATTCAAGTACCCCTAGGTTGGCAGATACTTCTAGGTGACGAAGATACTGGAATGGCAGAGATGTGTACTATTGAAAATCTTTTAAACATGAAAGAACCTAAAGCATACGTATACAATCCTATTCGTTCTATGTACGCACGTTATGAAGACGTTAAAGTACTACGAGTATTCACACTAACTACTAAATGGCAAATGCCAATGGTTCAACGTAAGAATTTACTTGCTGTTCCATTGTCAAACGGGTATAATCCTAAATGCGTCTTTTTTGCAGACGAAAACGAAAAATACCTGATTTATTCTTGGGAGCTTGATAATGTTTGACTTCAGTAATACTAAAGAAACAACTCCAGTAGAAGAATACGAGATTGAGAAGAAAGTCGAACTCGATATGAATCTTTTGCTAGAGAAGATTGACACTGCACAATACGATTACTTTGACACTCTAACTGATAACCAGAAGAAGAGTTTTCAACCATACGTAATTCAACGTTGGATTAGTTCACTTGATGATTCTATGCAAGTAACTTATTCTGCTAAAACCGTTGAAGCTATTTTTGGTAAATGGGCCAAAGGTGGCAAAGAAGCACTAAACGAATTACGTACTGAATTTAAAAGTAAAGAGATCAACTGTATCGGTGTTGCGAAATACCAACACGCACAGTATGATTGGCGTATTAAATTTGCAGTGAAGGACAAAGAATCGGCAGACAAACTTATTGTCGCGATGAAAGAGTTCGGTATTACTGGATTTGAAATGGTATCACTAGTTGACAGTACTACGTACAAACATATGCTTATTATGCTTAATGACATGGTGAATGACGGTATGTGGGAGATGCAAAATACTCCCGATCTAGTATATCAACTACTATGTTCTGTTTCCTCTATTATTGGTGGAAATAAACAAGCCCATACGTGGCTACCGTTCCCTAAAGGTTTGAAGAACGTCAATAAGAACTTATTCGAACTAATCAAGAAAACGCAGTCGGTTTATACTGCTGCACAACTTTCTGAACTTGAGTACAAAATTCTTCTTTTGAATTACGATAAGAAATCTTTTGAATCTCTACTTGATGATTTTGGATTTCAAGATAGTGATAAGAAAGACTACTTAAAACAGTTTAAAGCAGAGTGTGAAAAATATGGCAAAGTTAGCTAAGAAAGCACCTACATTTAAATGTGGGTTTTGTAATAAAGAGTATAAAAGAGAAGAAACAGTCATGACTCACAAATGTGAGAAACGTGAAAGATACAATGAACGTGACTCCCGCCAAATGCGGGAGGCTTTTCGTATCTACATGCTGTTCATGACTAAACACAAACTAAGTATGGGTAAGAGTGAAGAACCACTAATGCACTTTATAAAATCAAAGTACTTTAATGATTTCTATAAATTTGCAGAATACATTCTTGCCAATGATATTTTGAACAAAGAACAATTTGTTGAATCTATCATGACTAGTGGTAAACCAGTGTACGAATGGATGACTCATAAAACCTTAGAGGAATGGGTAATTAAATGCATTCGTGAAGAACATCCACGCAGAGCGATTGAACGCTCGATACCAGCGTTGGTGGAGTGGGCTGAGATTGTTGATAGCGATTGGACTAAATTCTTTGATGAAGTTAGTTCGGTACGTGCTATTCAGTGGTTTGAGTGCGGTAAGATTTCCCCTTGGTTAATTTACATCGCACCTACTGCTGCTGGTAATTCCTTATTCTCACGACTATCTAATTCAGAATTAGAATATCTAATTAAATTTGTCGATCCTACTTATTATCAAATGAAACAAATCAAATACCAAGAAGATTGTAATTACATTCGCAATCTTTTGATAGAGGCAGGACTATGAGCAGTAAGCAACCAACGAACCCACCACAGGATAGTACACGTCCAGAAGCACCACCTTCACCACCAAAAGTACAGACAATGTATAACGTGAAGATTGATGAAAAAGAAGATACAAAACCAAATAAAGAATCGCAGAAGATCACAGTACTACGAGAAGCACATGTCACTGAAATCACACTCGACGGACAAACCCTTCGAGTCATGGATGCAGGACACATTCAAGGAGTGATCAATATGATTGAGAAGCACAATAGTAGTATTGCAGAATTGAATAAAGGTGTTAACAACCTTAACCGTACTGTAAGAACTTTGGACGGTCATATTAGATCATTACAGGCTGAATTAGATTCATTGAAAGGAATGATGAAATACAATGGAATATAAAAAGGCGAGAACTGACGTTGATATTGACGTTAGAAGTTCGAAAGAAGTAATTCCTTTACTACCTTGTGTTCGTAGTGTAGAAATCATTAATGAAGATGGTTTTATAGTACACAAGAGTGGTGTACATTTTGATAATATACCTACAGATCCAATTACTGGATATGCGAGTATACCATATAAAGAAGCCGAAAGATTAGGATATCAAAAAGTTGATATACTTTCTCAATCGGCGTATGATCATGTTCGAGATAGAGAACATTTAAAAGAGTTAATGGCACGTGAGCCAGATTGGTCGTTGTTATTAGTTCCAGAAATTGTTGAACAATTATCTCAGATTAAAAAGCACATATCATTACTACAACTTTGGAAACCAAGTTCCGTAGATGAACTAGCAATGTTTATTGCAATCATTCGACCGGGCAAAAGACACTGCCAGAGTATGAATAGTTGGGATGAAATTA